TTGCGCGTGTTGCGGCCCTTCACATCGGCCTCGATGGACGACTCCAGCAGCACGACGTCGGACAGGACGGTGATGGTCATCTGCGCCTCCCAAGATTGCGCAGCGAGTGCGCCGAGTGCTGCGCGATCTGCGCGCCGAACTGCGTGGCCGTCTGACGGGATGCGCCCGGCGGCATGGCGACGGTGATGTTGTTGTGGACGTGGATGGTTCGCCCGCCCTGCCCCGCCGATTGCCCGTCGCCCCGGTCTGCGGGCTCTGACTGGGTGCTTGGAACGAGCGCCTGCATGCGAACCGACCCCAGAGCCGTGACGTAGCCGCCGTCTGCGTAACCGGGGATCTCGTCGCCTGTCATGCGGCCGGTCTTCGCCTGCGTGTGCAGGCGCTCCAGCCGATCCACACCGATCGCGCGCACGGCGGGCGCGCTGAAGACGTATTCCTGCCCGTGGACGACCCCGGCGGCCTGCTTCGGGTCGGCGTTGCCCGTGTAACCGCCGATTTCGAATCCAGGCATGCGCTCGCCCTTGGTCACTGCCTCGCGAATTCGCTCGACGCTGGAGCGCTCGGTCAGCGAGGTCGCCTCCCGCAATGTGTCGCGCGAGTTCGCGTGCGGGTTCGAGGTGAACAGGTTCGTGTGAGCAACTGTGGCGAGGTTCAGGATGCTGCTGCGCATATCCGTATCCGACTGGACCACCGAATCAATCGCAGCTCTGTCGCCGACCGCGGCGCGATCGTGAATCGTATCGAGCACGTCGCGGCCGATGGCCCGAACCGCCGGAGCGCTGAACACGTACTCGCCGCCGTGGACAACGCCTGCGACCTGATCGGGGGCAACGTCTCCCGTGTAGCCGCCGTCCGAAAAACCGGGATGCTTTTCGGACGCAACCCGCTCCCGGATGATCTGCATGACCTCCGGCGTGATCCGGTCGGTGTGGCGCGGATCGCTCGGATGCAGCACTTCCTCGCGCACCCCCTTGGGGCCGCCCATGAGGATGGCAGGAACCTCGTGGGCCTGCAGGACGACGTGCGGCTTGCGGCCCACGATACCGCCTGCGTGATACTTCTGCGCACCTTCGAACACGCCGGACGGAACCGGGCGGTTGTCGTTCGTCTGTCCGACGATGCCGCCCGTGTGCAGGAACAAGCCCAGATCCTGTTCGCCGAACGCGACGCCGGAGCCGAAACCGGAGGAAGCCACGCCGCCCGGCGCAAACGCAGAGGACGAGCCGCCGAGCCCGAGCAGGCCGAGCAAGCCACCGCCGCCGCCCGCTGCGGACGACGCCTGCGCCGCCGCGATGATCTGCTGGATGATCCCGGGCAGGCTGGAAAGCGCACCGCCGCCCTTGGTTGCCGCACTGGCAAGCTGCAATGCCGCCTGTGCCGCCTTGTCGTTGGAAGCGCCAAGCGTGTCGCTGCTCTTGGAGGCGTCCCGGAACATGTCCAGCACGCCCTGCTCGCCCGAGGGCGTCTGCCCGCGATCCAGTCGCGCGAAGTCGCCGGCCGTCACGCCGCCCGAATCGACGCTCGTGCTCCGGTCCAGCCGGGCGAAGTCGCCTGTTGTCGGCGTGACGCCTGCGGGCGCTGCCGCCGCGCCCGGCTGGCCGATCCCGTTGAGGGCTCCTGCTGCTGCCTGCGCCGCCGTGGTGAGGGCATTCAGGGCCTGTGCGCTCGAGGTCGCTGCGGTCGCTTGCGATGTTGCCGCACTGGCTGTCGATGCGCCCGATGCGCTCGACGCAACCGCCTTTTCCGCCGCATCCTGCGCGGAGATTTCGGACTTGCGGAACGCCTCCTGCGCGGTGTCCTTGGCCGCCTCCGCCGCTTTGGTCCGCTCGCGATCCTTGCCGCCGAAGATGTCCGCGAAGAAGCTACCCGCGCCGCCCAGGCTACCGTTCTTGCCGAAAAGCTGGTTGGACAGCTCCTTGGCCGTGATGTCGTTGAACTGCTTGGAGAGGGTGTTCGCGAAGTTGCGAAGCGCATCCTTCGGCTTCGTGCCGTTCATCAGGTCCGAGAACAGGTTGCTCCCGGCGTCCTTGAAGATGGAGTCGAACTTGTCCTTGAGCGGATCGAGGGCGGCCTTGAGCTTGTCGATCTGGAGGCGGAAGTTCTCGACATCGACCTTCAATTGGAGGTCTTCGGGGCGCTCCTGCGAGAGCTTCTCCATGACGCGAAGCTGCTCTTCGAGCTTGCCAACCACCTGCGCGCGCGCCGCGCCTTCGCGCGTCAGGGACTCGATTTCGCCGATGGCCCCAGTGCTTTGCGCGAGGGCGATGCGATCCTCTTCGATCTGCAGCTGCTGATTGATGAGGCTTGTTTTCTGCTTCGCGTCCGTGAGCGCCACCTGCTGATCGCGAAGCGCCTTGGCGCTCGCAACCTCATCGTCTGTAATGCGCCCCTTGGATTTGGTCTGGAATATCTTGTCCTGTTGATCGGCGATCTGGTTGCGCAGGCGCGCCGCCCCCGCCTCGTCGCCCGCGAGTTGCCGCAGATTCGCGCGGTAGTTCAGCAACTCCTCATTCAGCTGGATGAACGACTGCTCGCGCTCCTGGTTGGACAGAACGATGTCGCGCTCGCCTTTGAGCTCGACGTTCTGCTCCTGCAGGCCAATTTCCTTCAGGCGCGTGCGGTCCTGCTCCTTCTTGCCCGGATCGCGCGTTTTGGCGAGGTGATCTTCGACCGCCTTGCGTTCTTCCTCCAGTCCGGCGATTTCAGCCGCAGTGCCCCGTTCGATGGCCTTGACCTTCTGGGCATAGAAGTCATCGAGCGAAATGCCGCCGGCTTGATAGACGCCCTGCAGGTATTTCTCGTTGAACGCGATGGTGTCGCGCTCTTTGGTGAGCGCATCCTGCGCGGCCTTGATCTTGGCCTGCAGTTGTGCGTCGATAACCTGCTGACCTTTCCCGAGCTCGTTGATCTGCTTGTTGATGCCTGCGATGCCGTCGCGCAGCCTCTGCGACTGCTCGCTGTTCGCGCCATAGAGGCGGTTCGATTCGGCCAGCGCTTTGTTCAGGCCCGTGCGCTGCTCGGTCAAGTCCTTGATCTGGCCTGCCTCGCTGCGGTGTGAGGCGGCAACGTCCAGAGCGCGCTTGATCTGGTCATCCGACGCCTTCTTGCCGTCTATCGCTGCGGTCGCTGCGGCCTGTGCGCCGCTTGCGCGGTCTTGGCGTGCAAGGTTGCCAGTCGCAGTCGCGTCGGCTGACTGGCTCTCGCCGCCAAAAAAGCGCTTGGCGCGGGTGACGAGATCATCTCCAGCCAGGGACGCAATTGCATGGGCAGGCGCCGCCGCGAAGCCGACGCCGGGAATCGAGCCGATGGCGATGGTGCCGATGCCGCCGATCTTCGGCAGGTTCTCGACGAGGAACGCGACCGATTCGACCGCCTTCGCGAGCAGCGCCACCATGGTGCGCAAACCGTCCGATTTATCGAATGCCTGCTCCGCGCGCTCCCATGCATTGCCGAGGTCGTTCATCGACTTCTGCAACGGGGTCATGGCGTTGTCGGCCAGACCCTTGACGGAGTGCTGCAACGCATCGAACAGGACGCGCTGCGCACCCGCGATGTCGCCCATGCGAGTGAGCTTCTCAATCTGCAGCTGCTGCGAGCTGGTTAGCGCGCCAAGCGCTTTGTCCAGTTCCTTCGCGCCCTGCGCTGGATCGGAGAACGCCTGCGCCAGCTGCTTTGTCGCAGCTGGGATGTCCTGACCGGTCGCCTTCGCGTAGTCGACGGCGATGCGACTGAGATCCTTGAACATCGCGCCGCCGATGTCGTGCACCTTGGACAGTTCGGAGACGATAGCCGTCGCTGTATCGCGCGTGACCCCGGGTGCTAACGACAGCTGCTGGATAAAGCCCTTGAGGTCGGCATTGGAGAAGAGCCCGGCGCGCCCCGTCCCGGAGAGTTGCGCCTGCACGGTGTTCAGGCTGCGCGCTGTGGACTCGGCATGCACCATCGCGAGCGCCAGCGCGCCCGCTGCGGCGGCGCCGGCCAGCAGGGCCGCGCGCATAGGCGTGATGAGGCTCGTGACAGCAGCGACAGCGTTGCCGACGCCGCCGAAGGTGCCAGTCAGGCGACCAGCTTCCAGACCGACTGCGCGAACGACCGAGCCACCCGCAAGCCACATGTCGAAAATCGACCTGCCCGCGTGAACCAAACCTTGCATCTGCGCCGTGGAAATGACGGCGCTGCCGCCGATGCCTTTCACCTCCTTTTCCGCAGCCTGCAGTTCCGCGATCAGGGGCTCAACATCCTTCGCACCTGCTTGCGCTGCCTTGTAGCGCAGTAGCGCTGCACTGCCGCCTTCCAGCGCAATCTTCTGCTCACGCAGCGCGGCAATCTGTGCGCGCAGGCCGTCCGTGAACGCGGCGGCGGAGGCAGACTGCTGCTGGAGTTGCTGGACCTTGCGCTGCTCGTCTTCGAGTTGCTTCAGTTCCGCAATGGCCGGCTGGAGCTTCGACGTGTCGATGCCCTGCAGGTCCGCCTTGATCTGGATCTGCTCGGACGCGCTCTTGCCGGAGGTGAGGATGTCCTGCTTCGCGCGCAGGATCGCCGCGGCAACGCTCTCTTGCGCTGCTGCCTGCTGCTTCGCGGCATCGGCTTGCGCCTTCGCCGATGCCGTCGCCTGTGCGTCCGCAGCCGCCTTCGCCGCGAGCGCTGCCTTCTCGGCCTCAAGTTGCGCGATCAGCGGTTCGGCGTCGCCCGCTGCGCCCGCTTGCGCTGCACGGTAACGAAGGAGCGCTGCACTTCCACCCTCAAGCGCAATGATCTGTTCGCGAACCGAGGCGATCTGCGCTTGCACCCCCTGGATGAAGGCATTGGCCTGGGCGCTCGCCTGCTGCGCCTGCTGGAAGCGCTGCTGCTCGTCTTCAAGCTGCTTCAGGGCGGAGATCTGGTCCTGAATCTGCGCGCGGTCGATCCCCTTGAAGTCCGCTTTGATCTCAAACTTCTGGGACGCGCTCTTGCCCGCAGTTTGCAGGTCCAGCGTGGCGCGCTGGATCGAACTGCGCAGGCGGCTCAGTTCCCGATCGGTTCCATCGGCGGCGCGCTTGGCGCCGTCGGTGATCTTGTCCAGCCCCTTGCCAGCGGTCTGCCCGGCCTGATCGACCACCTGCGCCAGCTTCTGCACGCCTTGGCCGATCTGGTCCAGCCCGCGCGTGGCACCGGTCCCATCGACCTCAAATTCAAGCTGGTATTTGCTTACTTGGGTCATGGGGCGTCCGTCTGGTGGATTGCTTCAAGGGCGGCCTGCTCCATCACGCGGATGTCGGCCTTCATGCGCTGGCGCTCCTCGCCCGTCAGGCCAAGGTCGTCCAGCTCACGGTGAAGCACGAGGTAATCGAGGGCGACCGGGCCGCCAAAGCCCATGCGCCACTGGCCGCCGATGTCGCAGAACAGAGTGAAGGCCGGCCAGTTCTCAGGCCACACCTCCACGGTCCTGTTCTTCATTGCCTGCGCGATCGCGGTTCCGATCGCGTCGCGCTCGGAGGTCTGTCGTGGCCGCTCGTACATGGCCGCGGCCACCTCTTTCAGTTTCCCAGGCGGCCTTCGATGATGGCAGCGCGGTACTGCTCGATGATCGCTTCGGCCCCGCCCGGCATCTCGTCGCAAAGCTGCCTGATGTTCTCGGGGCTGGATTCGACATCCAGCCCCCAACCCTCAAGCATTTGCTCGATCTTGCTGGCGTTCCACTGCGACATGAGCTCGACGTACTTCTCGGAGGAGAACTTGCCGTCCTCGCCCGCCGCATCAGACGACTCGGGGTGTTTGGGCAGCGTGTCGATCCACGCGCCGAACTCCTGGCGGGTGCGGTACTTGTAGGTGACGGGGATGGACAGCTCCGTGCCGTCGATGTCCTTGAACTTGACGACGCGGGCGAACGACTTCGGACGGTTTCCGAGTTTGACGGTGGGCATGAATTGGTTCCTTCGCGGGGTGGTTGAAATGCCCGTGCCCCAGCCGGCCTCTCCCCGCGAAGAGAGAGAACCAGCCGGGGTCGGTGCTCAGAGATCGGCTTGCGCCGAGGGGGATCAGGTCGAGTAGGAGATCTGGCGGCCCAGGAAGGCGAACGAGGCGTCCACCGTGTTGACCTGGTTCACGTTCATCTTCGGCGACTCGTTCACGGCCATGTAGCCGTAGGCGTAGGTCGTGCCGCCGCCGCCGAGGGCCATCTTGAACGCCACCGGCTCGAGGGTGCGCGAGATGCCCACCATGGTCAGCCAGTTCGCGTCGGCCGGATCATGGGCCAGCGTCAGGACCGTGGTCGTCGCATTGAAGCCGGTCGGGATCTTCAGCGCGTTGCGGCTTGCCAGCAGTTGCACGTCGGTGAAGCGCGGATCACCGCCTTGGGTCTGCACGCCCGTCACCTGCGGGATCTGCACCCAGGTGCCGACCTTCTGCGTCGTGCCCGTGCCGGAACCGGCGGGATAGAACTTGGTGCTGGTGGAGTCCAGGCCCAGGATGTTGAACGTGTTCGTGTCCTGCTGGTCCACGCGATAAATCGCGTTCGTCGCGTCCTCCCATCCCGAGAGGAGCAGCACCTCGTCGTTGTCCACGTAGCCGTGGGAGGCGGAGGTCGCCACCGCCGGATTGGCGTTCGTCAGCGCAGTGACGCTCTTCGCGCCAGCGAATTGATCGAGGCTGCAAAAATAGAATCTGGTCCCTTCCGGGAAATTGAATGCCATATACTTACCTTTCGCCCTTGCGGGGCACAAAAAAACCGCCCGAAGGCGGCTGGTTGCGATTGCCCAAGGCGGGCGATGCAAAGAAGAACGCCCGCGTTAAACGGGCGTTCTCACATGCTCTGGTTGTCTGCTACGGCTGATGCCAGCAGGTGAAGTCCTGCCTGCATCCGTACACGGGAATTTCTGCGTCGTAGTCGGCGATGGCCGCGCCGATCGGGCGCGCCACGAATGCGCTCGTGGAGCACATGGCGTCCTCGATCGCGCGAATGATCTGCAGCGCCTCGGCCCGCGTGTTGGACCACACGTTGATCTGCATGTGCGCATTGCGCACGCCCGGCGCCACGTTCGCGACCATGTTCAGGACGTCTCCGCCCACTTGCTGGAACGTCACGTAGGGTCGCGTCGTCGACGTCGGCGCGAAGTCGGGAAACACGCGCGGCGTGACGGTCTTGAGCAGCGTGAAGAGGTCGGCTTCGAAAGTCATTGGCCGCTCCCGCTCATCACTTCCAGCAGCTTTGCCTTTGCCGCGGCAACAGCTTCGGGGTACTTTGCGGACGCCGGCCGGATGAACGGCTTCGCGGCCACTTGAACAGGCTCAGGAAGGGGCGCCTTCTTGTTCGTGTACCACTGCCCGTCGCTTCCGAGATAGACCTTGTATTTGCGGATGTAGCCGAACTCCACGAGATGACCGTGGGGGGCGCG